CAATGACCCCACTGGCTAGGGCTACCGGAGTTAATATCTCACCAAAGTAATCACGCAGTGCTGGCATCTGGCTAGCCATACCTTTAAATACTGGTAATTGTCCTTGGCGGACTGCAGCCAATGCTTCCGATAATTGTTTTTCGTGCTCAACATTTTTTAATTTAGTTTTAATAGTAAGTAGAGCTTGATCAATATTAGGAAAGCTAGTACCCACACCAACTAAAGTTTGTGGATCATAGCCTGTGGCTAGTTTTTGTGAAGTTGCTGTGTTTAACTTCCAACCTGCAGGTATTTCATTGTTGGCCCATTTACCTGTTAGCACACCTTGAGTAGTATTGATATAACGGCCCCAATAAACAGCATCACCATCACTGGTTTGTAATTGTGCTACTGCAAATGCTTTGTTATTTCCCGGATTATTAACCCATAGGATTTTATCTCTAAAAACTTTCTTTTCTAGATTAGCGATATACTGATCACGTTCTTCTGCACTAGAGTATGCGGCTTGCTTGGGTGCTGGGAAAGGAGTTACTTGTTTAAATTCGGCAGTAATGCCATCGGTGTGAACATATGGGTCTCCGGGTCTACGACCAAAAAATCCCTTAGCTTCTACTAGATTAAGTTCAGATATTTTCATTATCTAGTATTTATCTACGTTCTATATCATCTTCGTTGCAGGTTATTCCGTATTGTATTTCAACTATTTTACATGGGGTATCGTAGGGATTACTTAGTTTATGCCAGGTTTCTGCTGGAATGATAAATCCATTGTGTGTGCTGAGTTCTTGGAAGCCTTTGTTATTATCTGTTTCAGTTGCTACTACACAGCGGCCTTGTGATATATGCCAATATTCTGCACGATCAAAGTGCCGTTGCATGGTTAAACTATGCTTGGGTTCTATAGTAAGTTCTTTTACTCTAGTCCCTTGTAGTTCATGTAGTATTCGATAGTATCCCCAGGGGCGAATAGTTTTAGGAGCTTTCCATTCTTCTAAAATCCAGCTACTACTATTCTTCTTATCTTCGCCACCTACCCCAAATGCAAACTCTACGTCTTTAACTGCCATTTCAGGAATATTATCTTGTGTTCGATCACCGCCATTGGCAAATATGATCTGGCTATTAGGATATAGATTTTTGACATTATATATGGCTTCCAAAGCAGTATCATCATCGTCGTTAAACAAAATAACACCATCGACGAATTTAAGATTTTCAAGGACACTTACACGTTCAGGACCTGGCATGAAAGCACGCCCTTTTTTACGCTTGAGCCAGGCGTCACTGTTGACCCCGACTATTAAAATATTACCAAAAGCCTTGGCGGCTTTTAAGTATTCGATGTGTCCTGAATGTATAGGATCAAATCCACCAGTACACAGTACCACACGGTTAATCACTTTACAAATCTTTCCTTGGGCGGGCGAGTTATCCCAACAGGAGTAAGCAAAGTTGTTTCTTTAGTTATTGCCTTTGCTTGTTTAAGTTTAGATTCTTTAGCATTGACATTTTTATTAAAAATGCCATCAACTTTTGGTTCACCTGCTTCTTCTGGTATCACTGTTTGTTGTGGAATCCAATCAATATAATAGTTTTCTTTATCTAGCCAGGGCATGATAATTTCTTCTTGCTTTAGGAAACCATTTTTATTAATACTCTGCACAACACTAGGGTGCAGTAAATTTTTATCAGCTAGATCAAACCAGGTGGTAGTTTTAGGATCCATTGGTTCCACATCACTCTTGTATACTGCCATCTGTACCCATGGATCATTAAACTGTTTTAATAGATACGCATCACGGCAGTCAAAACCGTTAACTGCTAGCATGTACATTAAACTAGTAGGAGTATAATTATAATAACAATTATTGTAGGTTCTGCTGTAGTATCTATTATTTTCTACCCCGTTGCTTTGTGGAACGTGCAATACCAACATACCATTGACTGTCATTTGTTCATTCCAAAAACGTAAAGTTTCTAGTGGATTATGACTATATTGTAGACTGTCATGACTCCACATTAGATCAACATTAACAGGAATAATACGCCGATCAGTAAAATCTCTGTTAATCTTATTGATATTTGTGAGATCAGGAACTTGACTTAATTTATTTGCATCTCGGTCAACAGCGAAACAATTATAATTATAAGGTTCTGGGGGATTATCTTTACTTTCTAACATTGCCCACCATGTGATATCACCACCGGAACCACAGCCCATGTCGCAGATAGTACGCAGACTCTCTAAGAATGTGTCATAGCCACTGATAAGATCTAATGTTTTTTGATTGTGATTAGCCAATTGATGCGTCCTCCATACCAGCAGTACGTAATCTAGTAACATGTCCTAACATGAAGTTCTTGCTTTCAAGACCTTTCATGATACCTAGCCATTTGTTGCGTAGCAGTGCTACTTCATTGATGATAGTTTCAAAGTCAATAACTTCGTCTTCACCATCTACATACTTTTCAACATCACGACTAGTTAATGCCCGTTGATAGTTTTCTAGATACTTTTGGAAGTGTGTTCTACGTATCTTACGCAGTTTAATATTAAGGTAATTAAGCACCGCTTCAACCTCTTGTAGTTGATTAAAGCGACGCTCAGTTATACCGGGCAGGCCAGCGAGATTTTTCTCTATGTTACCATAGACAGCAACTTCTCGTCGTGCTTCTTCTAATTCCTGTTCATAGTGTTGTATAAAATCAGGAATTGAATTAAGACTAGCTACTACTCTACTATACCACATTAATAATCATCGCCGTCATCTTCTTCGACAGCAATCGCCTGATCTTCTTCGTCGCCAAGATACTCTTTAACAGCACGACCTAGATAAGCATCAGTACCACCAAAGGTTTTAAGTTCACTTTCAGTAATATTGTGATCAGCTGCAACACTAATAACATGATCTGCAGCTGCTTGACGATCCTTGGGATTGATATACTCTTTACAAGTAAGCCAAACTTCACTAGCAATGTCTAATTCAACGCTCATTCTGCTATCTCCTCTTCTGTTCCTTCAATTACTTTTGATTCAGTACTTAGTAAAGTTACATTAGATGATAATTCTTTCATTACTTTATCTAAACACCCGTCTTCATTGCGTTCCCATGCTTTGCGGAATTGTTTAATAGTTGTTTTATCAGCAAAGGTATAAACTAAACTGTTACCTTCTTTAACCAGCAAGCTCTTAGCTTCTAACATGTCTGTTAAGCCGCTGTATGGGCTCATACCAGTTTCGTATGGAATCTCTACCTGTACTGACTCAAACGGCTTAGCATAACGTGTTTTCATGATCTTACAAGCAGCACGGATACCGTTGACTGTTGTGGTCTTATTACCATCAGCATCTGTTTTAAGTTTAAGTTTACGCATAGCAACAACAATGCTTGATGCGTAGATAAATCCTTGACCACCTGAAATCTTGTCATCTGGATCAAACATATCCTGACTCGCATAGGTGTGGTTAGTACAAACTAATCCAAGATTCAATGTGCCAAACATGTTTACACAGTTACGGACAAGTGCTGTAAGTGCTTTAGGTTTACGACCCATGTCACCTTTCATTTCGCCTGCTTCAAATTGATTAACGTCTGTTGGAGTTAACATCATACCTAATGAATCTAATACGAACAGGACCTTTGGGCGGTCTTCTTCTGGAAGTGTGCGATATTCCTTAACAAAGTCACTGATAACTTTAGCTACATCATCGATCATAGCCATGTTAAGTTTTAACAACTTATCTTCGCTAGTATCCACACCGAGTGCGTGTAACCATGCTTCGTCAAGTGCGTTTTCTGTATCAATTAAGATTACATAAATGCCTTGCTCTTGTGCGTGGCGAACAATATTACCCGAACAGATAAATGATTTACCTGCACCCGACTCCCCAGCAAACACTGTTACCTTGCCCATCGGAATTCCTCTTTCAAAATTACCAGATAGTAGGTAGTTTAATGTGTAGTTGCCAGTGCTGATCCAATCAGTTGGATCGTTAAAGCCAATGCCCAATCCTTCAATGCTTTTGGTAATCGACTTTCTAAATTTTGATATATCAAATGGTTTTGCCATAATTACTTGCCCTCTATAAAAATATATAGTTCTTACTTAACTAATTGTAACATGCTTTTTGGTAAATGTCTAATTTAATCTATTCATATACCTCTTATACGTTTTTGCTCTTGTATGTATGCTAGACTCTCGGGTGTATCTTTATTTTCAACTGCTAATTCATGCGGTATTGTCAGATAAGCATAACTATGATCAATATCATGGTCATTAGCAAATGCTATAATATTTGGTAAATCATCTACATTTAGTACACTAACTGTGGTCCACAGATTTAATTTCACTGGCATTGACTTATATATCATTAAATTTTTATAAAACTTATCCCACTTAATTGGCCAACGTACAAAATCATGCACAGCACCAATTCCATCTAAACTAACTGTTACAGTTACATGGACCCCCTGTTTCGCTAATGGCAATAATTCTTCTAATACTTTACTACAGTTTGTATTAAGCCTAACTGATTTTACATTCTTAGGTAAATTTGCTAGTAAGTACTTGTAATTTTTACTGTGACTTGGTTCACCACCATTGATATCCAAATGAATAATACGTTCTTGTGATAATTCCCAAAACTTGTTAGCATTGTTAATTTTAATGTATTTTTTATTAGTCAGACTACCAATTTTAGTACTAAGTTGTTCGTTACAGGTTAAACAAGCACTGTTACATACATTATCTAATACTCCGCCAACTGACAAATAATCTTTTTTTGTTTGTAATTTGTCAAACTTGATAGCATTTAGTCTAATACTGGTGTTGTTTTCTTGTTCTGTTTCTTTACATCTTTCACACCATTTAGGCCAGAGACCTTTGTGCATAGATAATTTAACATTACGCAGCCACAGGCTTTCATCCATTTCTTCAAGCGAGTTAAACTCTGGTGCGTCAACCATATGACCACAACGGCTAACAGTACCGTTGGGATTATACCGTACGAAGTGATCTAGTCTAGGACAGTACATGTTCGCAGGCCTTGGGGTCTTTTTCTTTAAGATATTTTAATATTTCATCAAATGTTAATGCTTGTCCAACTAAACTTAGTAATAGATTATCTATTCTCTGATACATTTCATTATGTATATTAGAGTTTAATCTATCTACAACTTCTGGCGATAATACCATTGTTTCATTTGGTTTGATAGACAACGGAGTGAATTCTTTTAAACTTTCCATTCCATGTAAATGTAGTTTTGTATTTTTTTCAGCGTATCTGGTTAGATTAACTATCCAACTAAACTGCGGAGCGTAATGTCTATTAAGGAACAAATATGTTTCAGCAAAGTAGATTATGGTATCTAAATCTAATTGCGGATTTTCTTGTTTAGTGTTATAGACGTAGGTATTAAATCCTGAAATAAATCTTTCTTGTGGATTTCTTATGATTACATTAATATCAGATAATTTTCTTATCTGCTTATTGAATAGAATTTTTAGTTTTTGGGCTTGTGCGTATTCGTTGAGACTGCTACTACCATTTTTATAAATGGGATAGATGCCCCGTTGTGAAGCTTCTATTTCTATAACTTCACAACGGTTAGGAAAGATAATGTCATCAATCCTACTTAACATCTACTTACTACTTAGCTAGTCTTTTGACGGTTACGAATCATCGCTAGGATGTCTTCGGCACGTGCTGTTCCACCTGCAGGAGGTGTTGCAACTGGTGCTGTAGGAGCCGCTGGTGCAGCCTCTGCGACCACTGGAGCGACCACAGCTGGAGCGGATTCGAATTCCTCATCTGCCACTGCTGGTGTTGCTGTTTGTGCTACAGGTATAGCTGATTCAGCTGAGACGATTGTTACGCCTCTTGGTTTGTAATAATTGCCCCAACGATCTGCATCATATGCTTGACCATCTACACTTGCTTCAAACATTTCTTTCATGACTTTAAGTTCAACTTCGCTTGGTTTCTTAGGTAAGAAATCTTTCAAGTTGTATAAGCCATGAGTCTCAATAGCTGCTGCTTCTTCTGCTGTTAGTGCAGATTCTTTGCGTGACCATTTTGAAGTACTGTAGTCAGCATAACCACCTTTTGATGTTTTAGTAACAGTAAAGTCTAAACCACCTTGGTAGTCTGTTGGAAGATTTTCTAGTTCTGGATCAAGTAATGCTGATTTGATCAAGTTAAAAATCTGTGGACTGATAATAAATCTACGGATTGGATTTTCTGGTGTCTTATCGTCTGTGATAGGATTCTCACGCACAAAACCTTGGAACAAGTATGATCTTTTCTTCCAATACTTACGACCCATTTCTTCTAAACTTTGGTCCTTAAACCAAGTTCTTACTTCTGCTAAGATTGGACATGCTTCACCCCACATCTCAACGCATGGTACTTGAACTGTGACTGGTTTACTATCTGCTTGGCCTTTAACGCCAGCAAACGGTAAATTGATCATTGCTCGTTCTGCCCAAAAGAATGTGTTTTTTGTGTCTGCGTCTGGAAGGAATCTAATGCGAGCGTTTGTGCCTTCTTGGATGTTCCAGTGTGCGTAGATAGCGTTGTCGCCACCACCT